AAAGCCCACCGGGTTGCGAGGGCTGCTGAACGGACCACCGGTCGTAGTTCAGAGCAACAGATACGCACCGAGGAAAGGGAAGCTGCCAAGGCCCGCCTGGAAGAGGCTGGTGTATTTGACCTGGACACCGGGCCTTCGGCTGCTGGTGGTGGCAGAAGTGACGAGCGTTGGTTCAACGAGGTTTACGGTAGCCAAAGCTACGACCCCACTCCTGCTGACCATAAGCGTGCCAGGGATTATATGCAAAGACTTTCTGGTTAATAAGGAGATTATCCTATGGCAGCAGGGGATACGATCACCCAATCGCTGACCGACTCCCTCGATACGGTTGTCGCGTCGGCCCGTCAGATCCGCGAGTTCGAGGGCGTCATGCCCAACCTCGTAGACAAGATAACCCTGGCTGAAGGGACCGGCCTGTCCTGGCGCGAAGTCTCGATGGCCGCACTGACAGCACAGACCGTTACAGAGACAACGGTCCTCGACAACCCGCAGCAGATGTCAGACTCTCTGATGACCATCACACCTACTGTGACGGGCATCCAGACCCTCATCACTGACCGGGTTGCCAGCAGGCTCAACCCCAAGGCTTATGCCCAGTTGGGTAGCTTGGCCCAGAACGCCATCCAGCGGAAGAAGGACGAGGATGGACTCACCGTTCTTGACGGTGCCACCACTTCCTTGCCGGGTGCCGGGAATACCCTGACCTCCGGGCATATCGCTTCTGCGGTATACCGCATCAGTTCCAACACCACTGAACCGGGAAACCCACCTTACCGGTGCGTTCTCCATGGTTTCCAACTTAAAGATATCTTCGATGAGATAGTCCAGGGCATCGGCACCTATAACGTGCCTGAAGGCCTGACAGCCCGTGTCTTCGCTGAAGGCTTCCGGGGCCAGATAGCCAACGCCCAGCTTTACGAAGACGGCAATATCTCCATCGATGGCAATGATGATGCCAAGGGCGGGGTTTTCGCCCAGGAGGCCATCATCCTCGTACAGGGCCGAGCCCCTCGTACCGCCACCGTGCGCCGTGAGGACATCGGTGGGGGCGCGACAGTGGTCTACCTTTATGACGAGTATGCCTATGGCGAGAGGTCATCTGGCAACTGGCTCTATGAGATCATGAGCGACGCAACGGCACCAACCAGTTAAATGCAGTAGCCGTGTTGAGATGTATTGCACGGCTAACTAGCCATAGGAGATGTATACATGGCTGTAGCACAAGGCGGAAGCGGAAAGATAGAGATCTTCGAGGACTTCGTTGGAGCGGAGTGGATAATTGCTGAGACCGCAGCGTCTGGCAAGATCGGCTCCCTCCGACTCATCGGTGACGGCATAGCAGAGACCGACTCCGGTGCTGTTAGCGTGGAGTCCGGTGGACTGAGCGGAGTCATCCGACTGACCACCACCAACGAGGACAAGCACGGCGTTTATATCGCCACTCCTCTCATGTTCGACGCTGCCCTTATGGGCACCCTCGTTCTGGAGGCGCGGATCCGGGTGGAAGCCGTCGCTAACCGGGAGATCTTCGTAGGGTTCAGTGATGTCAATGCTGACGATCTGTCCCTTGAGGATGACCTGGTTCATGGTGGCACTGCCACCATCACCCTGACGGCATCCGACATATGCGGGTTCCTGGTATCGTCCGAACTGTCGGACTCCACCGACTGGCATACCGTCTACAACGGTGGGACCACCACCGGCGAGACTACATCCACCAACCTGGATGTAGGCGACGTTATCGCTGCCGATGTCTGGCAGATACTGCGGGTAGAGGTTGCCCCTAACGGGACAGCGTTCTTCTACATCGACGGTGTGGCTGTTGGCGGGAGCGATTCTGCCAAGTCCAACGGTGTATCGGGAGCCATGGCAACAGGTGTGGACGTAGCCGCCATCATAGGCGTCGAGTCCAAGACCACCACGGCCCTCACCCTGGACGTTGATTATGTCAAGATCATGGCTAACCGTGACTGGACAACCACCGACTAGGTGTGACTACTAGACGAGGATTCCGCTACGACAGCGGCAGTTCTAGGTTAGAAGTAACTGTGGACGGCACTGTCGTAGCGAGGTTCAATAATGTGGCACCAGGTCTATCCGTAGTGGATGGGCTCACGGTGGAAGGAACGGTAACGCTGGATGATGCTGCCCACTGGACAGCTAATGCCAGTGGCACCGTCACCATCAGCAACGTCGCTCCGTCAGGAGTGGGTACTGCCACGATAACCAAGTGGCTTACTGTCACTGACAACAGCGGCGTTGTGATGTACATACCGGCGTGGACATGAGGGGTGGAGATGCTGTGGGCAGGGGCAACAGACATACGCCCGGAAGAGCCAGCTTACTCTCTTAGTGAATTGAATATGCCTTCCCCTTATGGGGGGATGCGTAGATACCGGGTCATCTGCGTGGTGCGCGGCGATCAGTTGGCACAGCATTTTGAAGACCTGGGTCCAGCCAAAGCATTCACCTCCCCTCAGTTCCGCATCCCGGGCGGCGTGTCAGACGGCAAGAAGATAGAGATCCTGCATTCCGTTGCCGAGTTGACCGACATGGCCGAGCATATGGTAGACATCCCGGCCCTGCCAGATAGCTATGAGCCGAGAGATATCCTCCATGAGTACATCAGCAACCGAGACCAGTACCATCAGATAGCCAAGGAGCAAGGTTTATGACCACCGAGCAAAGCGTCGTTGAGATGATGCAGCAGGCCGAAGAGGCTCCAGAACCAGGCACGTTCAACAGGAACATGACCATCAATTCCCCTGATGAAGGTATGCCCTTATCGGTCGAGGCCTCATCACTGGAGTCTGCCGGTTATGTATATGTCTATGATGTCCGTACCGGTGACCGGTCTTTGGTCAACCGGAATATGCTCTCCGCCCAGTTGGAGAAGCGGGACGAGGACAACGAGAGGATATTCACCACCGTTAAACCGGCCATCGAGCCCCCGAAGGGCACATACAGATGCTTGCTCCATCCCAATGATCTTAACCGCGCTCACTACGACCAGATGGGACTGGCCCGGTGCAACAAAAGCACCCTGGTCTCCGAGTACCAGGTGAACCGGCACATGGCGGTGCGCCACCGTACCGAGTGGGAGACCATTCAGCAGGAACAGATGCGGGCCGAGAAGGACGAGGAACGTGCCTTCCAGCGTACATTGATGGAAGCGATAGCCAAGTCAGGCACCCCCATCGAGGCGGTTAGTGTTGCGGCCACCGTGCCCTGCGAGTATTGCGGTAGGATGTTCAAGGGATCGTCAGGCTTGAGGCTCCATATCCAGCATAAGCACCAGGAGGGCAATGATGCCTCTAGTACAGACTAGCGTGGTCACATCCGATGGCAGTATCACTACTGCTCCAGCTATCGTCTATGGCGTACTAGCAGCAGCCGGGGCGACCGGCGGATTGTGGCAACTGAACGACTCCACTGATGACAGCGGGACCGACAAGATAAGCGGGTTCGCAGAGGCTTCCAGCCAGACCCACATCGACCTGTCGGGGAGTCCGGTCCAGTTCGACGTAGGCATACGGGCCGACCTTCCAGGCAGCAACCAAGTCCTAACCGTTTTCTATACAACTAGTTAGATAGGCGGGTACGATGGCGAATGAACTGAGACACGTTTGCGTAGGCTGTGAATTAACCAAAGCTGAGTATGTCAGTGTGACCGGCCATAGCTTCGCGTGTCAGGCTACCGGCGACATAGTATACGCTTCCTCGTCCAGTCAGTTACGGCGGCTGGCGAAAGCTGCTGACAATACCATCCTTACCCTATCGTCCTGTGTCCCTGCCTGGACCGCCTCTCCTACCCTCACTGACTTAACCGTCAGTGGTGGGTGCATAACGTTGACTGGTGCAGCCACTGACATAGATCTCATCGATAACAATGCATCGGCTCTGTCTTTCGATGCGTCCGGTAAGGCCGGCATCATAGACATAGTGACCACCAACTGCTCCGAGGGTGTCACCATGAGTGGCACGTTGGGAGTGACTGGTGCTGTGACAGCTACTGGTGGGATAGAACTGAGTCATGCTTGCCAGAACAC